GGTTAACAGTTATTCATACTATTACTGTAAATAAATCCGGATGGAACCTATAAGAATTACGGGTAATTTTGAGGATTCTCAGAATACCTACGGCGACGGCAACGGCAACGGCGACGGCTACGGCGACGGCAACGGCAACGGCAACGGCAACGGCAACGGCAACGGCAACGGCTACGGCTACGGCAACGGCTCCGGCTACGGCTACGGCGACGGCAACGGCTACGGCGACGGCAACGGCAACGGCTACGGCTACGGCTACGGCTACGGCTACGGCTACGGCTACGGCTACGGCAACGGCGACGGCAACGGCTATTAAAATAGAATTATGATAAATTTATTTAAGTCTCCCATTCGTCGGAGAATAGAAAAGAAGATTGAACAGCTGAAAGATGAGCGTGAAGTTGCTTCCAGGAAGATTGACGGAAAGATATTACGGAAAGTGCATCATTTTGACATTCAGATCGAATTATTAAAATCAATGTTATGATAGAACTTATTGAGAAGTATATTTGCAAGAAGCGCAATATCCCGGTTGAAAAGATCAGGGAACAACAGCCAAATGGTAATTTAAAGCGTAACCGGGAACTGGTTATGTGCCGGCAGTTAATAGTATACTATGCAATGGCTAACGGAATGTCAGAAAGAGAAGCTGGGGATTATTTTAATAAACAGGATCATTCAACAGCTCATCATGCAAAAAAGAAGATTCGGGATTTATGTGATATTTACCGGGACTTTGCTTTTGATATTGCAGAATATGATAAAGTATTGATAGGACTTACAGGTTTGAATGATAAAAAAATTCTTAACCGACTTGAATACGATAGACGTGAAAAAGTTGAATACGTTAATAAAACTGTCCGGGAATTAACAGAAATAGTTGACAAACTTACAATAAGAATAAACGATCTTAGAAAAATATTAAGCGAACTTAAAATTATAACTGATAGACAAACCGGACATGAATTACAATGAACACACGGGAATACCGTTCATTATCTTAACTTTGCTTACCTTTGTAGATGGAATAGTTGCGTTCACTCATTTGGTGATGTAGGTAATTGGAAAAGTGGTATGAAAGTATTGAATCTTTATGCAGGCATTGGTGGCAATCGTAAATTTTGGAGGGATGTTGATGTTACAGCCGTGGAATGGGACGAAAAGATTGCAATGATTTATCAGGATTTTTTTCCGGATGACAAGGTTATTATAACCGACGCACATCAATATCTTTTAGAACACTATAAAGAATTTGGTTTTATTTGGTCAAGTCCGCCATGTCCCTCTCATAGCGGGGTTAACTTTTTTCTTAACCCCCAAGGTATCGTAAGATACCCAGATATGTCTTTATGGCAAGAAATAATATTACTGAAGCACTTTTTTAAGGGTAAATATTGCATTGAAAATGTAAAGAGTTATTATGAACCAATGTTTAATCCTCAAGAAGCGGGGCGTCATTATTTTTGGGCAAATTTTAAAATTCCACAGGTAGAATATAAAAAACAGATTGGTAGAATGAATGGGAAGAAAATAGATTTAGGATATACACAAAATAAAATTAGTTCTAATAATCTTAATAAACTTGGTATTGATTTAGATAAATATGATTATCCTGATAAAGATAAATTATTAAGAAATTGTGTTGTACCAGAGATTGGATTGATGATATTAAACAGGGCAAGAGATATAATTAAAAGTCAGGATGTTTTACAGAAAACAATATTTGATTTATGAACCAATTTAAAAAAGCATGAAGCGAATTATGATAACACTATTCTTCCTTCAAACCTTTATGATCTTATCAGCTCCTTCAAATGGAGTGGCGACAATTGCGATGTCAGAACCGCTGTCAGTTGAATTGAACTGGCAGAACATTGAGCGGGAAATTCTGAAATGCGGTATCTTATTTCCTGATACGGTCATGCTTCAGATCCGTTTGGAAAGCGCAAACCTGACGAGCCGGTTATGTTTAGATGATAATAACCTGGTAGGTATGCATTACCCGAAGAAACGTCCCACGAAAGCAACGGGCAGGATTAAGAAAAATGGGATGGCTCACTATGATTGCTGGCAGGAATGTCTGAGAGACTATAAGACGTGGCAGGATTATATGTATAAAGGTGGTGATTACCTGAAATTTCTGAGCCGGATTTATGCAACGGACATTTATTATTCAAGTAAACTGAAAAGATTATAAAAATTGATATATTAAACTAATAACCTATATTATGGAAAGAGTAATAAAATTTCGGATGTGGCATAATGATACAAAATGTATGTATGCTGATACAGGACTGACTTTACTGGGATTGAATGATGCTATTGAAAAGGCTTTAAAATATAAATATATTCTCATGCAGTTCACCGGACTTCTTGATAAGAATGGCAAAGAGATTTATGAAGGGGATATCCTTACAGGGAATAAAATAGTAACTTTCTATAATGGTTCATTTGGCTTTTGGAGTAAAGAAAATTCAATACCTGAGTTTTTTATGCTTTACCGATATTTAGGTATGAAAGAAGTCATCGGCAGTACTATGGAGAATCCTGAACTATTAAATTCATAACCTATGGAAAAGCAGATAGAGAAGATACTGAAAATCTTACAGAAAACTCTTTTTATAAAGAGAGGTAGAAAGTTGTATGACGAAGAAGATGGAATCAGTGGTGTAATTATATCATCTGAACAGATCGCCGCCCTCTATGAGGGGTGGTATCCGGGGGAGTTTGTTGAATGGCTACTTAATGATTGTGATACTGGATTAAATCCAGATAAACAAGACGGTCTGTTGACGTGGGTTGTTGTTAATATTGAAACTCATAATATTGAATACATGACAACAGAACAAGCATTCCGTTATTGGCAGGATAATGTAGAGGGGAAATAAAAATTATAAAGATATGATATTAACAGAGAAACAGAAACAAAAGATTTGTAATTATTTACAGCAATCATTACAATCTGCAACGCTAATTGAGGGTGGTGAGGAAGATTTAAAGTTGGTAGATCATTTAACATTTAGCGGGAAAGATATTACAGAAGGCATTAAAATGATTGAAAACTTAGTTGAGCAAATTTATTTTGATATGGATGAGTGGGATATATAGCCCCGCAAAAGAGAATGTTAAACCAATAAATATGAAACAATGGAACGTAAAATCAAGTCTGTTTCAGAAGCCTATTCAATGCAACCGAATTTTAAGTTCGTTGCGTATGGAAATAAATATAAATTTGAAGTAGGGGAATGCCCACTTGTAGAAATAAAAGAACAGGGCGATTACTATAATGATTTTGATAAAGACGGGAATTTACTATTCTCTTGGATTGTTAAAACCGTTAATGTAGAATATTTTGCAGTGGGAGAATGGTCTGAACTTATTATTAAAGATAATGATAATCTTCCAATATAAACCAACCAATAAATAAACCAATGGAAACAATAGAGAGACAGATCATTGATAAGCAGGATGAGTTAATTGCAATATATGTACCTAATTTATTGAAGTTATGTCATTCTGATTACATTAGAACGGTTGAAATTGATGAAGAAATAGCAGACCTCAAATCCCAGCTTTCCGAGCCTGAAAAGGTATCAGGAAAGTTAAATAAGACAGCGGAAGATTTAAAAATGGAATTTCATCATGAAACTGGTGATCCGTGGCTCAATTCACAAAACGAACCAGATATTGATTATGTCGCATGGCTTGAAAATAAGATTTTAAATGCTTCTCAGTTTCAGGAGCAACCGATAACATCAGAACTAAATGACATCATAAAATGTATTCTTGTTTATGATAAAACCGCCACAGATGATGAGAAAGGCAGATACTTTGAAGTTATAAGAGAAGATTTAAGTAAATTGAAACTTACAGAGCAACCGATAACGGATGAAATGATTGAAAAAGAATCTTTTCAGGTATATCCTGATAGTTATAATATGAGAACAGCACATAAAAGAGGTGCTAAATGGGCTTTATCCCTGAAAGCACAGAAAGCACAGCCGGGGGATGAGGATATTGAGAAGTGGATTGAATGTCAATTTCTCCCGACTGAATTTGATGATCGTTATAATCTATCAGAGGTGGCTAAATCATTTGTAAAAGACGGAATGAGAATAGCATTAAAAGCCATGCGTGAAGGACTGATTCCTGTATCTGGTAAAGATGAGAAATGATAAATTATGAAACGAAACGAATTAATAAAACTTGTAAAGGCAATGATTGAACTTTCTGCTAAACCTGTTAATGATCTTGTAAAAATTAGTGATATAAAAGTATTAAGAATTATAAAATTTATAGAAGCAGTTTATCATGCACAATTATTTGAGACTAAAAATCAGGATAATTGGATTAAAAAACAAGGTAAATTTTGATTCCTGCAAGAGATAAATAGATGAGAGATGAAAGTATCATTTAGTAAAAAACGAGAGGGATTAGATTTAAATAAAACTGTTTATATATGTTTTACTTGTAAAAGATTATTCAACTGGGACGGACAATCATCATGGTACGGTTCAGATAAGGATATGGAAGAACATCCTGAAAAGATAAAATACTTTTGTAGTGATAAATGTAAAGATTTGACAGATAAATAATAATTAAACACTTACGGAAATGGATATAACGGGACAAGATTTGATTGATGTTCTTTGCAGGGAACTGAAAGAACGGAATATATTGCTATATGATTCTAATATCAGAATATTATTATCAGAATTAACGGCAGGTGAACTGAGAGAAATAATCACTTTTGGTGATGTAATTAAGTGGAGAAACATTAGGGTTCAGAATGAAAAATTACGAATTGAAACCCCGCAAGAGCAATAAAGAGTAATTAACCTAAAACAGAAACAATGAAAGCAATTAAAAGATTATTTTGGTTATTTGCAATTATTCCAATTATAGGTATTGGAGGTATTGTACTAATTCCTACAAAAGGAATGAAATACTTTAGTGATTTTGTTGATAAACCAGCAAGAATATATAATTGTATATGGCAGGGATTATTAAAAGAAGGCGAAGAACATGGTGAAAAGCGGATTCATCCGACACAAAAACCAATAAAATTATTTTCTGATTTAATTAAAGATTTTTCAAAAGAGAATGGATGTATTATTGATTTGTATGCGGGGGGGGGCACGACAATGTTGGCATCACATCAATTAAATAGAAAATCACTTTGTATGGAAATGGCAACAGATTATTGTCAGGTAATAATAGACAGGATGCGGAAACTTGATCCTGATATTGTGATTAAAAAGAATGGGAATGTCATACACTAAACAACAGACAGCCCTTAAAAAAGGCGAAATGATAAAGGCTCTTGTCAAATCATTAGGGGTTGTGACCATCGCCTGTGAGAAAGTTGGCATTGAAAGATCAACGCATTATGACTGGTATAACAATGATCCTGAATACAAGAAAGCCGTTGAAGATATTGCAGATGTGGCTCTTGACTTTGCAGAGTCAATGCTACATAAACAGATTCAGGATAAAGATACAATAGCAACAATATTCTATTTGAAGACTAAAGGAAAGCGAAGGGGATATATTGAAAAGACTGAGATTTCACACGAAGGTATCCCTACTGCGGTTACAATTAATGTCACCTCTCAGTCAAATGCCGAGAAGATAAAAGCTTTTCTGAATGGCAAACCTGAGTGATATATTTTTTAAGAATCTTGATGCATACCAGTCCGGGGCGCATTTAATAATTAACCAGGGAGGACAGGGATCTTCAAAGACTTATTCAATTCTCCAGTTGCTTTACCTGATAGCAAAGAAAGAGACGAAACGGATCACAGTAGCCAGCTATGCTTTGCCTCACTTAAAGCAGGGTGCTATGGCCGACTTTGACAAGATACTTGATTCCTTCGGAGAGAACCCCGGGGCCTTAAAGAACATATCCGAATCAACTTATTATATTGGTAAGTCATCTATTGAGTTCTTTGGTATAGAGGGGAACATAGCGAAGGCACATGGCCCCCGGCGAGACATTCTGTTTATCAACGAAGCAAACCGAAAGATAACATACGAGGTTTATGATCAGTTAAGCACCCGGACACAGGGAGCGGTATTCGTGGATTTCAACCCCGACCAGGAGTTTTTTATTCATGAGAAAGTGATACCAAACTTCAGTCATGTACTTATCAAATCAACCTATTTGGATAATTCTTGGTTGCCGGAACGGGAATTAAAGAACATCCTGTCAAAGAAGGACAAACCCGGGTTTGAGAACTGGTGGAAAGTTTACGGTATGGGAGAGATAGGTAAACTTGAAGGTGCAATATTTACTAACTGGCGATATGGTGAGTTTGACAACTCACTTCCTTACGGCTTCGGTCTTGACTTTGGGTTCAATGATCCTGATGCCATGTCTAAAATTGCTGTTAATCACCGGGCAAAGAAGATGTACTGGGATGAGAAGATTTACAAGGAGGGCAATTCATTTGATCAGTTGCGCCAACAGGTCGCTTTGCATTGTACCCGCAATGATGCTATCACGGCTGACTGTGCTGATGCCAGAATGATTAACGAGTTAAGGAAGTACTTTAATATATCGCCGGTCAATAAAGCCAAATGGACGGTTGCCGAGGCCCTGAAGATGATGCAGGATTATGAACATATAATCACTGAGACAAGTTACAACCTGGCGAAAGAATTTAATAACTATATCTGGAACGACAAGAAGGCCGGGATACCTATTGCCGGATTTAATCACCTGATTGATGGTGGCCGTTACTGGTTTCAGGAATCACTAAGGGGTGGAGGCATCCAGACATGGCACGGGTAAAAGACATAGAAGATTTGACCCTCAAAGAGATGATTGAAAACATTGATCTCTACGCCGGATTACCAGAAGGGTTGGCTCAATTACCTGTTCCGGATCATATCAGGATCAAAAGAAAGAAGCTGACAATACCTAAAAACGTTGATGAGTTCACTGCTCAGTTGTGTTACGGTCAACGGTTATTCCTGACACGCAAAGAAGATAATGACTTCGGATTAATCTTACGTGTGATAGATGGTTATTATTATTCTTTAGTGACTGTTGATAAATGGGATGAGGATCATGCGTTGTTATTTGGGAAATATGTTTTAACTTTGAGAGTTGTCGATTTATACCCGGCAGCCATGTATCTGGTTACTCTTATAAGCGAGATGATTGAGAAGGAAAACAAACTGCTTTACCGTGCGCCTTCAAAGATAGAACTTGCTGCCGGAATTGAAAAGCTGAATATCTTTTCTGATCTCACTTCACTGGATTTCCTTCGTGATGTCATGAAATGCACTGTCCCGGAAGTTCTATTGACTCCATATAATGAGTGCCTTGTCCGGTTTATGATCGCTAAAGAGACATCAGAATACCAGGAGCGGTATATTGAATTGATGAGAGAATTAAGCAAATCTAAATCAAAATATAAATGATAGCAGATATAAATGAACAAGGACGGTTATCAGTCAGAACCGAAACATCAAGAGAAACAGAATTGCTTAAAAACTGGCTCGCAGATAATGTAAAGTTAAGCAAGACATTTGAAGATTGTTGTAATAATAGAAAATGCGCCTTTTCGTTTGATCTGAAAGAACCACAGATTGAACAAACCTGTATTATTTGTCAAACGAAATTCAATGCAACTGCATTGCTCGAAGTTTGCCCTAAATGTTACGGTAATGATTACGAATAAACTGAAAACAATTCTCACGGCCTCCGGCTGTACGCTTGTTCTTTACGAGCAGGATAAACTCGCCAATATTTATGCAGATCAGAGTAATCAGTTAAGTATTGTCGGAATTATTGTTCAACTCAATGAAGTCATACTTGATGTTCGGGCTAATGCTATACCTGAACATTATAATCCTTTAACGATTGAAGTTTTTCGCCAGGTTCGCCCTGAAGATGCTGCTGATAATAATGAGACAGCCTTTCAGCAAATGCTTGACCTTTGTAAACAGATAATTGTTCGGATTATTGCTGATGCGGAGTTTAAAACTATAATGCCAATGAGATTAAGTAAGATACTTGAAACGAAATATGATGCTAATGTCATAGGCTGGTCTATGCCTTTTGATCTTTATTATTTACATAATGAAATAAGAGTACCCTGTATAGTATATGATACCAAACCTTAAACCGGAAATGGCTGAACTGATAAAGAATATCAGTCAGAAAAACACTTATTCAGGCAATAAGGTTTCTGATTCTATTATGCGGATGTTCACTATTGAGGAGACAGATTTTAACTGTGGGATAACGGTTCCTTACTGGCTCGGAGTTTTGGAGCGTGGCCGTGGCCCCCGGAAGTCAAACATAGATACAGGGCTTTGGAAACGAATATACCGGTGGATGGAGAAACACAATATGTTTAAATCCGATACGGCAAAAGGAAAAGAAAATGAGACTAAATATGTGACTTATTACATTAACAAATACGGTAACAAGCAATTCCGCAATCATGTATTTGTTGACATATTTACCGAGGAGCGGAGAAAGACTATTGAGAAGATCAATGAGAAGTTTAGTAAAGAGATTCACAAAATAACTATGGATGCGATATGAATGATATTATTTACAATCTTATTCTTTGGAGTTCAATAGCTTTAGCCGTTGGGCTCGTTGTGGGTTTTATAGTCTATAAACTACGCAGAAAATTATGATAACACTTATTTCAACTCCTGAATATGCTGATCCGGTTGATCCTGCGATCATAAGCCGATGGATAGCAACTGAATCAGAAAATAACTTTCGGCTCTTGAGAATGGATTGGATATGTACCGGGGCAAATGCCGGAGGATTTCTCCAGTTGACTTGTCTTATCATTTATGGCGGGGCTGTGACAAATGATATTGCTGTTTACGATGTTACTCTTGATAAGATGTATGTCGGGAAAGTAACCAACATTGATGGGACGTTTAAGATCATAACAACTGATATTCCCTGGATAGCAGGAATGGTCGTTCAGTATATGAATGATAATACATTTCATGGAGGTTATTATTTTGAAGGACGGCTAACGATCAATGGAGTCTTATATCCTTTGACTATTTACTCTTCTCCTGATTCTTTCGGTTATGCTGATCTGGATGTATCGGGAATACTTAGGATAATCACTTCACTTGGAAAGACAGGTAATTATAGTACGACAATAATGGCTGAACTTACGAAGTCAGGGAAGTTTAACTTTGAATACCGGGAATGTTGGTACGGGAGTTCTGAACCGTGGGAGGGAGTCATTGTCACTTCACCTATTGCTTCGCCTCCGATACTTATTGATTGGTATTATGCAGAATGTGTCCGTTCAGAAGAGCAGGGATCTAATCTTCATGAATACATTGCGACTTCAATCTATGATGCCCCATTTCTAAATCAATTTACTCGTCCAGTATATTTTCCCGGACTTCCTTTTGATATCTCATTTATCTTACCGGAAATAGCATTGGTAAGTCCTGCTTCAGATATTACAGTTACAATAAAAAGATATAATTCAGTAAACACGCTTTTGGGTACATCAATTTTTTATGTTGATATTGATTCATTGGAAGGTTTTGTTAATTCCCTGAATATTGATCCTGCTTTTATTGAAGATGA